TGATAATAAATATTTCAAGTTAATCATACAAATGATTAAAGAATACTATTCAAAATACGAAACGTCCCCCAACTTCGATACTTTGGAAGTTGTTGCGAAATCTGAAATTAGTCAAGAGTTAGCGTTAAAGATTGTGATTGATACTATTACAAAAGTAAGAAACGCACCTCTTGATGGGGTAGATTTAGTTCAAGATAAGGCGCTGAAATTCTGCAAACAAGAAGAGGTTAAGATTGTGTTAGAGAAAGCGCAGAAAGTTATCAATGAAGGTGACTTTGAATCTTATGACCAACTAGAAGAATTATTAAGATATGCCCTCCAAGTGGGGGTTAAAGAATCCAATGGGTTTGAGGTGTTCAATGATTTGGTTGACGTTCTTGACGAGGATTATAGACACCCCATACCAATGGGTATTAAGGGCATAGACGTTCTCTTAAAAGGAGGTTTAGCCAAAGGTGAGGTAGGAATAGTATTCGCAGGTCCAGGTATCGGCAAATCGACTCTATTGACCTTAGTTGCAAACACGGCTTTCAATAACAACTATAATGTTTTGCATATATTCTTTGAGGATAACCCCAAGATTATACAAAGAAAGCATTTAACTCTTTGGACTAAGATATCCCCAGATGAGTTACCGAACAATAAAGAGATAGTATTTGAGACTGTTAATAGAATAAAAGAAACTCATACTAATAAGTTAATTCTAAAGAAATTACCGTCTGATACTTTAACTATGAATCAGATTAAGAATCAGATTAGGAAGGTAATTGCTGATGGTGTGAAACTTGACTTGGTTGTATTGGATTATATTGATTGCGTTGTACCTGACAGGCAAGGTAATGATGACTGGAAAAATGAAGGTTCGGTTATACGTCATTTTGAGGCTATGTGCCACGAGTTAAATATTGCTGGTTGGCTTGGTACTCAGGGAAATAGGGCTTCAATTTCTTCGAATGTTGTAACGAATGACCAGATGGGGGGGTCAATAAAGAAAGCACAAGTAGGTCATGTTATCATTAGTATAGCAAAGAGTTTACAACAAAAAGAGATGAACTTAGCAACTGTTGCGATAACTAAATCGAGGATAGGGAAAGATGGTATTGTATTCGAGAATTGCAAATTTGATAATGAGATGCTTGAAGTTGATACGGATACCACAGCGACATTCTTAGGTTTTGAAGAACAGCAAGTTGAGAAAAAGAAAGAAAGAATAAAAGAATTGCTGGCTAAGAAGAGTGATAATTTTTTATGATAAATATATTTTATACTCAAAAAGTGATACTTTTATTTTTTGTTTTTATATTTATCTTAACCTAATAATAGAAAAATGAAAAAGAATATTTTTGAAAAAAGAGTGAATATTTTGCCTTATGAATATCCATCCTTATTAGCTTATAAGGATGCAATAAGACACTCGTACTGGATACATTCGGAGTTCAACTTTACAACTGATATTGATGATTATAAGACAAAAATATCAAATGAGGAGAGGGAAGTTATTAAGAGGTCAATGTTGGCTATTGCTCAAATTGAGGTTAATGTAAAGACATTTTGGGCTGACTTATATAAGAGAATGCCTATAACTGAAATTGGTGATGTTGGTATGACATTTGCCGAGAGTGAAGTAAGACATAAGGATGCTTATGCACAATTATTAAGGATTCTTGGGTTAGAAGATGAGTTCCAGACAGTTATTGAAATTCCTGCCATAAAGAATAGAATTAGTTATTTAGCAAAATATCTGGATGGGACAAGGAGTAAAGAGAATAAGATGTACACAAAGTCTGTATTATTATTTTCATTGTTTATTGAACATGTGAGTTTATTTAGTCAGTTCTTGATTATGATGTCCTTTAACAAGGAGAAAAATCTATTCAAGGGTATTTCAAATGTGGTTGAAGCCACCTCGAAGGAGGAAGAAATACACGGCAATTTTGGGTCAGAACTTATCAATATTATCAAGGAAGAAAATCCAGAATGGTTTGACGCTGAATTTGAGGCATTGATTGATTCAGCTTGTCATAAAGCGTATGCTGCGGAATGTGGAATACTAGATTGGATATTTGAAAACGGTGAATTAAGTTTCTTATCAAAAGATACAATTAAACATTTCATTCAGAATAGATTTAACAACTCATTAAGTAGAATTGGAATGAAGCCAGTATTTGAGGTTGATTTTGCTGAGATTGAGAAAACGTTATGGTTTGATGTTGAAATTCTATCAACGAAAGAGGGGGATTTCTTTTATAAGAAGCAAATTGATTATAATAAGAAAAGCAAGAGCATAACAGAAGATGATTTATTTTAAAAAACAAATATAATGAATAAAGAAAAATATTATTGGTTAAATGATGAGAGTAGGCTTTTCTTATCAAGGGGGTATATTAGTGAGACCCCCGAGCAAAGGATTAAAGATATTGCAAATAAAGCGGAAGAATATTTAAAAATTGATGGTTTTGCTGTTAAGTTTGAGGATTATATGGCAAGGGGTTTTTATAGTCTTTCTACCCCTGTATGGATTAATTTTGGCAAAGAGAAGGGTTTACCTATATCTTGTTATGGATCCAATATTGATGACACATTAGATAGCATTTTAAATGCTGGAAGAGAAATTGGTATGATGTCAAAATATGGTGGTGGTACTAGTGCTTATTTAGGTAACATTAGAGAAAGGGGTAGTAAGATATCAACAGGTGGGACTGCTGATGGCCCAGTACATTATGCAAGAATTTATGATACGGTTGTTGATGTTTGCAAGCAATCAGAGGCAAGAAGGGGGGCATGTGCAGTCTGGTTACCAGCTGAACATGAGGATATTATGGAGTTTCTTGATATTGGAACAGAAGGTAATCCAATCCAGAATTTACAATATGGTGTTACTGTTACAGATAATTGGATTAATGATATGAAGGGGGGTGACCCAAGTAAGAGAAAGGTATGGGCAAAGATTATTCAAAGACGTAATGAGTTTGGTTTTCCATATATTATGTTTAAGGATAACTCAAATAACAATACCCCCTACAAAGAGTTGGGTATGGAGATAACTGCCTCAAATTTATGTTTAACAGAAGACCAAAGAGTTGTCACATCAAAAGGATATTTAACTGTAAAAGAGTTATATGAGATTGGTGATGAATTGGTGTTGTTTAATGGTGAAGAGGAAGTTAAATCAACTCCTATGCTATTGAGGAATGAGGATGCTGAAATTCTAAAAATAACATATTCAAATGGAATGACCCAAAAGGTAACATTTAATCATGGAATTCCAGTTTTTAATGACACTACAAAAGATATTATAAGAGTTGAAGCAAAGGATTTGAAAATTGGTGATTATGTTGCATTACAAACAAATAAAGGTTTGTTTGGTGAATTAGATATGCAGGATGAGGCTTACTTGTTGGGTTTATATCAATCAGATGGAACTCAAGATAAAGATAATTTGATGATTGATGTTTGGGAGAATGATTTTGATTTGATTGATGATATCCAAGAAAAATTTAATAAAATACATTATAAGTATGGTTGTGATACATATGATGTTAAAAATTCTTTTGGTAGAGAAAAAGTTGAATCAAGAAATAGAAAACCAGCAACTTTCTTTGATTCAAAAGTTAGTCAATCTCTTGTTAAGAAAAAAAGATTAACATCAAGAACACTTAAAAAAGCATTAAATTTTGAAAAAGGTTATGTTCCATCTTGGATTTGGGAATCAAATGAGGATACTATTTGGGCGTATTTAAGAGGTTTATTGTATGCTGATGGGACTGTGTTTAAGAGTGATAGCAAAGGTGAGCCAATACAAATTTCCTATGCTGATATCAATAAAGAATTTTTAAGTGAGTTACAAATTTTATGTACTAATTTAGGTCTTAGTTGTTCTATTCGTCTTTTAAGAAAAGAAGGTCAAAGTTTATTACCTGATGGTAAGGGTGGGCATAAATATTATACATCTAAAGATTGTTGGAGATTAATTTTTGGAAGTAAAAATGATGCTTTAATTATTGAAGAAAAAACTGGGTTCTTAACAAGAAAGAATGTTATTATTGAAGATAGGGAGTATAGAGATAATACTAAGAAAAGAGCAAAAGTCGTTTCAATTGAACAAGTAGATAATGAACCAGTTTATTGTCCAACAGTATATAATGATGAACATATTTTTGTATCAAATGGACTAAAGACTTTTAATTGTTCAGAAATTCAATTGCCGACAGATTCATTAAATTCATTTGTTTGTTGTTTGGGTTCATTGAATTTACTTCATTGGGATGAGATAATTGAGACTGATGCAATTGAGGTTTATACAATGTTCTTAAATGCAGTTATGGATGAATTTATATTGAAGTCAGGTAAAATGGCTGGTATGAAAAGGGCTAACAGATTTGCGTCACAACATAGAGCAATTGGCTTGGGGGTTTTGGGTTATCATTCATTATTCCAATCAAAATTAATTCAATTTGAATCTTTGATGGCAAAGCAATTAAATCATCAAATATTTAAAACAATTAAAGAAAAATCTGAAGCAGCTTCAAAATATTTATATGAAGAGAAGGGATATGAATGTTTAAGAGAGGGGTATTCTAATACTACATTAGTGGCTATTGCCCCAACCAAGTCAAGTTCTTTTATTTTAGGTCAAGTAAGTATGGGTATTGAGCCAATAAAATCAAATTATTTTATTAAAGATTTGGCAAAATCAAAAACAATTTATAAGAATCCATTTTTGGAAATTGAATTGGAAAAGTATGGTTTAAATACGCCAGAAACCTGGGAAAGTATTTTAAAGAAAGATGGATCGGTTCAGCATTTGGATTTCCCCACAAAAGAGGTGTTTAAATCATTTATTGAAATATCACCAAAAGAATTGATATTACAAGCAGCACAGAGGCAAAAATTCATTGACCAATCACAGTCATTAAATTTGATGATACACCCATCAGTTCCAGCAAAGGATATTAATCAACTATATCTATATGCTCATGAAGAGGGGGTTAAGACGCTTTACTATCAGTTTAGTCAGAGTTCAGCACAATCATTCGCAAGAAATATTAATGAGTGCGTGAGTTGTGAATCGTAGATTTGATACAATTTGTTAAATAAAAAACCCCCAACCTATTAATTTAGAATTGGGGGTGTTTATCTTTTTTATTTTCCACTCAATGTGTCATAAA